ATCTCCTTTAACAATATCATCTTCAGATAATTTTTCAGATAAGTTTGCAAAAGCTTTTACAATTTGAATATTGTCTCCAAGCTTACTGCCATCTGCTAACATAGTGTTATTTAAAAAATCTGCACCAAGTGTAGCTGTTGCTAAATTTTTAGCTCCAGTTATTTTATTATCAAATGTAGGTCCAAACTCTTGACGGAGTTCTTGTTCAGATATTTTTCTAGCTTCTTCAGCTTTTATATTCTGATCGTTAAGACCTTGATTAATAACATCGTTATAATATTTCATAATACCATCTGCTTGATTAGGAAGTAATCCTAACTTAACAGCTTCTTCAGAAAAACTTTTTAAAGTATCTTCTGGCACTTGATGATCTTCTGGTAAAGAATATTTATAAGCATCAGCAGTTTCTGGACTACCTAATTTTTTATAAACCTCTTTCCAATCTTCATCGGTTGCGTGCTTGTTTGGTACTGCAATCTTATCTAAGCCTACTAATTTTTGTGAGTGTAGATATGATTTAACGAAGTCATCCATCTTATTAAAATTTTGTAATGACTTTTCTTCTCTATATTCTTCTGGAATAAGAGATTGAAAATCAACAGTTGGTGCTTCTGGTGTAGTAAGCGCTGCTGTTGTTTCTGTTGGTTGTTCTGTTGTAAGCGTAGTAGTTGTCTGCGTTACATCAGGTTGAGCAGTTTGCTCAGTTGTCTGATCCATAGATTACTCCTTATGATTGATCATGCTTTTTATAAATAACAGAACTGTTCTCTGTCCTTCAAAAAAAGCGGTTTCGTTAGGCTCTTTACTGTTATACGTTGACGTATTGTAAAAACACCTTTTCTCCAAATCATCCATGACCATCTTGCCATCGTCTGATTTAAAAACTGTTTTATAATTTTGTATTAATTCTTTTATTTTGGTTTTACTGTTGTTGTTCTCGTTCTGCATTAGATACCGCTTGTACTGCTGGTGCTACATTTCTGGCCATTTCACTTTCAGCCATCTGTTGTTGCATCATCGCTTGTTGATTTTGTGCTTCGGCTTTTTCTTCTGCTATTTGCTGGACTTGTTCTTCAGACCTAATCATTGTTGCTGGTAGTCCAAGAATTTTAATTAAGTTTTTAATTAATCCTGGAGGATCTATATAATCTAAAGCTACTGGTGCTAATTGAGATATATTACCAAATAACTCTAAACCTTTAACTATAGAATTTAATTCTTCGCCTTTTTGAGCAAGAGCCATCGGAGATACATATTCAACATCCACTTCTTGATTTAATAAAATCTCAGGTGCTTCTGGAAACATTTTGTTTCTCATCATAATATTAAATATTCTTATGATCATTGGCTGTAATAATTCTGATTGTAATCTACCTAATACTGGACCAAGTATTCTCATCTTCTCTTGATTACGTTGGACAACTTCAGTTGCTGTCATATTACGATTTTCAGTAATCAATAATTGGTCAACATGGAAAGTTGAAGAGATAGCTTGTCGTCTTTGATCTTCCATATTTAAACCTAATGGATTGTTTGCACCAATGTTTAATGTTTCTATACGGTCACGTGTTCCGCTCCTATAATAATTAATTGATCCTGGAGACATTCTAATTGGCATTAGCATACTGTCGTCAGGTACAAGGAGAGGTGGATCAACTTGCTTTTGTGCAGCCTTCATTCCAACTTCAACCATTTTGTTTAAAACTTTAACATCAGGTAAAGCATTCATTCCAGGAGATCTTCCATAAATTTCATTAGAAGCTTTTAAGTATCTTGGAACTACATAAGGAAATTCTTTAAAACCACCTTCTGAAATAATGTGTCCACTATCATATTCAAAATAACATGATGTGTATGGCATATTTTGTTTATCTTCTTTTCTAGGATTATAAATATCTCTAGGTTTAACAACATGACAAAGCTCTACATCTTGAAACGGAGATTTCTTAAATGTGTTTAAAGTTTTAGAACTTATATTTTCAATACCAAATTTTTCTACAGTTGCTTTGGCAGTCATCTTAAATCTTCTATAAATACAATCGACCATGCCTTTAGCATTTTCTGAAATATATAATTCTTTTATATGTCTTGATGAAAACCGTATGATGTCGTCTTTATCTTCTTCTATTTGTAAGCAAGAAGTTCCAAATGCAATAAGATCAAAATACGTTTCAAACACCTCTTGCTGAAAATTAGATCTTGATATGGCCAGATACATTTTATCTGTAACATCTTCTAACCATTCTCTAGCTTCATCGTTTTGATTAACTAAAGTTTCTTTATATCTTAAACCAAACCATCTATTAACAGATGATGTAAGCATTCCATGTAATGAACTAGCTAGTAATTCTAAAGCATGAATAGCAGTACCATCAAATATAAGTGTATGTCTTTTATCGCCTCTAGGTCTTTCTAAAGTAATGTCAGCTTTTCTGGGTAGCATATAATCAGCTACTTCTTGCCAATGGCTCTCCCAGTTAGATCTTTTCTCCATCAATCTTGATAGATTGTTTTTAAGATCTGCTGCTTTTTTTCTTTTGTCTTGGTCTTGCATTATCTTTTCTTGGCTGTCTTAGCTGCTCTTCTGAATTGCTTAGCAGTTGGTCTGCCTTTAGCTCCAGCTTTTCGCATTTTCTCTTTGCTGCCTTTTTTAATTCTTTTTCGTTTCGCATGAATATTTGCGTAAAGTCCACGTTTTGCCATAATAATTAACCTAGTAGTTTTTTCTTAGCTAAGGTGTAGTCCTCTTCCAAACCAGTAGCTGAAGTTTTGATTGTTGATTTTCTTGATTTTCTTTTGTTTGCTACAAGAATAGCGTCTGAGGATTTTTTCTTAGCATCTTTTGTAGTAATTGTATTAGTAGCTGTTTTCTGTATTTCTCCTGGACCAGTAGTTGTTGCAGTACCAGTAGCATTTTTTGCTAATTCAATTCCTTGATTTTGGTTATTGTCTCTACCACCACCAGCATTAATAGTTCTACCGCTAGCATCAATATCTCCTTGACCTCTTGAAGTTATATATCTTTTATAATCTTCAAATGTATTTTTAAATCCTCTTTTTCCAGCAACATTTTCTACAAAATAATCTCTATTAACTTCAAAAGATTTTTGAGAAAGTTCTTGTGGGATCATATTTAAAATTGTTGATCCTGGAATAAATGCTGGAATTTTTTTTACTGGAACTTTATAATTAGCAAGCTTATCTCTACTATCATTATCTCTATCTGTTTTTACTTTGTCTTTTGCTTTTTTTGAAATTTTAGTATTGTATTGAGATGTTCTTTGTCGTTCTCTATTGTTATCTTTTTCTTGTTCGCTTGTACTTCTACTTCCAAAAAATCCCACTTATGCCTCTAATAAAGTTTTCTGGTTTAAATCTTCTTCATCTATTTCATTTAAACCTGATTGAGTTGTAAGAATTGTAGATCGTCTGCCTTTTCTATTTTTAGAAGCTTCTTTTAATAATCTAGCTTCTTCCAATTTTCTTTCCTCATCATCATAGTTAGGAACTTCCACTGGCTCAGGCATTTTAATTTCTGGCATCTTCGGAGCTTTAGGAAAAAATATTTTTTTAATAAATGACATTATCTTTTCTTTTTTCTCATTTTAGACTTAGACTTCATAATCTTTTTCTTTAAAGCTGAAGGTAAAGTTTTTTGCTTTGATGTTAATTTCTTTTTTCCGTACATTTTTATCTCCTTATATGATTTGATAATTACTATCGGCTACTCGTTGTAAGTTTTTGTTAGTTGATTTATTTTCTTCAATACCAGTTGCAAGACAGCGTAAAGCATCCATCATGTGTGAACTCCAATCGTGAACGGGTTTTGGTTTAAAAATTCTTTCCTTATCATTAAATTTTCTATGATAATGTCTGAGCGCAATAAGAAGATCTGAGCAGTGATCACTATCTATTCTGCATCTAGGCAACAACATTTTAACAGCATGAATGCCATCTTCTAATGGTAGTCTCGGTGCTAATCTAAATCTAACTCCGAGCGCTGCCGCTACTTCTCTTCTTGTTTTACCATTACTGAACTCAGTTTGGTCCAAATCAAATGGTCCATAGTGAGTGTCATAAATATAATCTTGGTCTTGCAAGTATTTTATATAATGAGGTAACGCTTCGTTATCATCCTCATACGTTTGAATAATATTAATCTGATGGTTTAGCAGTTGGAAAAATATAATAGAGGTACTATCGTTATAGCCAATATCCCAAGCTGTATTTACTGGTAAACTTGGATCATAAGGAACAGCTCCTATTTTACCATCATCGTCTAAATCTTGGACTAATTCGCCATAAATAGAGCCTTCTATATTACCAATAAATGAGCATTCATATTCTTGGTCAAACTTAGCCTGGCCCATTACAGACAAAGCAGCGTCTAGTTCTTCTTCGTCAACAATCTTTGTTTGAGAAGCCTTAGCTTTATATAGAAACCATTTATCATCCGCTTGAGCTTTATTGTAATAGTCATAAAATATATTGTTCATTCCTTTAGGTGTTCCAATTAGAAACATCTTTCCTCTTCTATCTGAAAGAGCTGGTGTTATTACTTCATCTATCAATCCTTGCGAAACCTGAGCTAATTCATCGATT